TGCAGCATCTGTTGGCACAGCGACGGCAAACGCAATCGGTTCCGACACCTTCGCGACTGGCGGAACAATTACCAAAGCGGTATTTAAAAACGCAGCCACGGCAGCGCAATTCACCGTTTCAGTAACTGCAACGGGTGGCGGTGGCGATATTGAATTATCCAGCGTTGCAATTGGTTCCGGTGATACTGTTGCAATTTCCAGCTATACGCACACGCAGCCAGCATAAGGTAAAAACATGGTAACTCTCGTCAACCGCGCAAAGATGACCACGGCCACCACAGGCACGGGGACAATCACCCTTGGCACTGCTGAGGCAGGTTATCAGACCTTTGCAGATGCTGGTGTGGTTGACACTGATGTGGTGCGCTACGTCATCGAGGACGGCACGGCGTGGGAGATCGGCACGGGCACCTATTCCGCTGGAACCTTGACGCGGGTGCTGGGTGAAAGTTCTACGGGGTCTTTGCTGAACCTGACGGGCAGTGCTGTGGTTTATGTATCGGCTACGGCGGCTGACTTCACCCAAAGCATCGACGGTGGATCTGCGGCTACGATCTACACCGCGCCACAATCTATTGACGGGGGAACAGCATAATGGCTGACCAAATCCAACTTCGCCGTGATACGGCTGCTAACTGGACGAGCGCCAATCCCACTCTTGCATCGGGGGAGTTCGGCCTAGAGACTGATACTGACCAATTTAAGGTTGGAGACGGTACGACCGCTTGGACGTCTTTGGGCTACGGTGGTATCCAAGGACCGCAGGGTATCCAAGGTATTCAAGGTATTCAGGGCGAGACTGGACCTACAGGGCCGCAAGGTGAACAGGGTATCCAAGGCATTCAGGGTATCCAAGGCGAGACAGGCCCCCAAGGTCCACAAGGCGAACCAGGTGAAGTAACTGCCGATGGTGTGTTTACCCTGACCAACAAGACTTTGGTGGCGCCAATCCTTGAAGGCACCGTTGTCGAAGAAGTCTACGCTTGGACTGCAACCACTGGCGCTGTGACTACGGAATTAGAACCTGCCAACGGCTCCATCCAGACGGTTACTCTAACAGGCTCAATCACGTCTCTCACTGACAACATTGCCGCAGGTGAGGCCATTACGCTGATGATTGACGACGGCACGGCCTACGCAATCACATGGCCTGCGATCACTTGGGTCAACAACGCTGGCGCTGCCCCTACGCTTGCCACAACTGGCAATACGGTCATTGCACTGTGGAAGGTATCCACAACGCTTTACGGCGCACTTGTGGGGGATGGTTCGTAATGCTGTGGTCTAAGGTTATCGGGGCTGGTGGGGCTGGTGGGGCCAAGCAGCAGTTTATAGCAATAGCTCACGTCAGTAGCCCGTTCATCTCGGCCTACCCATGGTCGGCCTCTGGCTTCGGCGCTAAGTTTGCCAACCCAGCTACACTACCCACAGGCAATGGCTTTGAAGTGTCTTTCAGTCCTTCGGGAGACGCTATCGCAGTAGGTCACGATCTTTCCCCTTTTGTAACTGCCTACCCATGGTCGGATTCTGGCTTTGGCACTAAGTTCGCTAACCCAAGCACTTTGCCCGCAGGCCTTGGCCGTTGCGTATCTTTCAGTCCTTCGGGAGACGCTATCGCAGTAGGTCACGATGCTTCCCCTTTTGTAATTGCTTACCCATGGTCGGCCTCAGGCTTTGGCACTAAGTTCGCTAACCCAAGCACTTTGCCCGCAGGCAGTGGCATTGGCATATCTTTCAGTCCTTCGGGAGACGCTGTCGCAATAGCTCACGTCAGTAGCCCGTTCATCTCGGCCTACCCATGGTCGGCCTCTGGCTTCGGCGCTAAGTTTGCCAACCCAAGCACTTTGCCTACAGGCAATGGCCTTGGCGTATCTTTCAGTCCTTCGGGAGACGCTGTCGCAATAGCTCACAACGAAAGCCCTTTCGTCTCAGCCTACCCATGGTCGGCATCAGGCTTCGGCACTAAGTTCGCTAACCCAGCTACACTACCGCCAAGCAGTGGCTTTGAAGTGTCTTTCAGTCCTTCGGGAGACGCTATCGCAGTAGCTCACGCCGAGAGCCCGTTCATCTCGGCCTACCCATGGTCGGCCTCTGGCTTCGGCGCTAAGTTTGCCAACCCAAGCACTTTGCCTACAGGCACTGGCCGTGGCGTATCTTTCAGTCCTTCGGGAGACGCTATCGCAGTAGGTCACTTCAATAGCCCTTTCGTCTTAGCCTACCCATGGTCGGCCTCTGGCTTCGGCACTAAGTTCGCTAACCCAGCTACACTACCCACAGGCAGTGGCCTTGGCGTAACTTTTACGGAGATATGATATGAACGATTACCACCGAGAAATACTAACATCCGCTCTTGATGCCCGCATAAAAGAGGCCACGGAGTATCAGGTCAACATCACCAACTTCAGCCTCGCCATTGAGCGCATTGGTGATGACCCTGAGTTGCAAGACTTCAAGGCAAACCTTCAGGGTCTGCTTGCCTCGTCAATCCTTGAGCAACGCAAGTCGCAAATCATGCTGGACGTAATCCAGTCACAATTGGAGTAACAGATGCAAATTCTTGCCCCCAACGGAACTGCCGAGACATACCCCTACTCAATCGGCCAGCTTCGGAAAGACAACCCGCAAGTCTCGTTCCCCAAGAACCCGACTGACGCACTGCTGGCGTCCTACAATGTGTTCCCTGTCACAGCGACAGAACGGCCTGTATATGACAATATCACACAGAACCTTTCCGATGGTACACCAACCCTGACGGCGGGCGTCTGGGTGCAGGTCTGGGTCGTCACTGATGCAACTCCAGATGAAGTCATTCAGCGTACCAATGACCTATCCACATCTACTAGGTCACAGCGTGACAACCTACTGCAACAGACCGACTGGATGGCCCTGATCGACAACACCATGTCGCCTGAGATGGCTACCTACCGCCAAGCGTTGCGTGATGTAACGGCACAGCCGGGATTTCCGTTTGCTGTCGAGTGGCCGTCTAAACCTTGAGGTAACACATGCTTGGATTTTCCCCATTAGCCTCTGCTCCACTGGGTGATGATGGGGTTGTATCTGGCGCGGTTGTTGCAACTGGCACCGGTGCAGGAACTGTTGCGGCGCAGACGGCAACGGGCGTAGGGCGTCGCGTTATCATAGGCGATGGATCTAGTTTTGCGCAATCGCAAATTGGATCAGGAGTTGGCGGCGCAATTCGTATCATCACCGGATTCGGCGATGGATCGGCAAGCGGTCAAACGGCAACCGGCGTTGCACTGCGGATCATCACAGGATCGGGCAATGGATCGGCAAGCGGTCAAACGGCAAGTGGAACTGCCGCATCAATTTCAATCGGATCAGGCACCGGAACGGCATCTGCCCAAACCGCAACTGGCATCGGGCTTCGGATCATCACCGGATCGGGCGCCGGATATGCACATGCGCAATCATCCATCGGCGTTGGTGAGCGAATTATTGCGGGCGATGGAACAGGATCGGCATCAATACAAACCGCAACCGGTATCGCACTGCGGATCATCAATGGATCGGGCAATGGATCGGCACATGCGCAAACGGCAAGTGGAACAACAGAGCCTGCAAGCGCAAGGCGTTTTGCTTTGATGTCAAAAAGTGCTAATATCGCCACAAGCAGAATAAGCGCTAACATTGCAACGGCCATAACAGGCGCACAAAATAGGGCGACAAAATTATGACTTTTTTTATCAAACGAAACGACACGTCGCCCGCCGTTGAATATGCGTTGTCCACTGATGACGGTCCTGTAAATCTAACTGGCGCAACTGTCAGGTTTTATATGGGTTCAGTTGTTGATGCGAGCGCAGACGTCTTAAATGCGACTGGTGGCATTGTTTCATATTCGTGGGCGACAGGCGATACTGCAAGCTATGGGTTTTTTAACGCAGAATTTGAAGTGACGTATAGCGACGGAACAAAAGAAACATTTCCAAACAATGGATATATTTCAGTTCACATTTCACCAGATCTAGGTGAACCATAATGACCTGCTGCAAATACAATGCCGGGATGTTGCGCACGGCGGTGAC